TTGCTAATCATGTTATGGAGAACGTTGTTCGGGAGTAAGCAGTTTTGACTGAATCAGAAATGTTTGCTGTAGGAACATTATTAACAATCGTATATGGATGGGCGACATTTCGATTTTTATATGAAATGAGCAAAGGAAGATAAAATGCCAAGAAAGATTTTAGATTTAAATGAAGATGGTAAAGTGGATATGGGAGATATAAAACACCTTTTATTAAGATATGAAATAATCCTCGCAGGAGGGTTGTTATTAATTATATTACCCATATTAAATGCAATGGATTTGATTACAGTTAGTAGTGATACTTTTTGGATACTAGCAGGAGTGGTAATTACTGCTGAAGCAATATTAGAAATATATCATGAGAAACGAAAAATGAAACAATTGCAATTTATAAGTGAGGATGAAGAAAGATGAGACAGACAAGTTTAACAGAATTTGGAATGATTATAGAAATTAGACAAGCGAAGATAACGGAGTTTGTCGAATGACATGGGAAGAGTATTTCTTAGTAAAAAAGAAATACTTAAAAAGAAGAAACTATTGGAAGTGAAACAATGGATGAAAATATAAGAAAGGAAATTGCTAAGGCTGCTGAAGTCTTAGAAATGGAAGTATCAGAAGTCGAGGCAAAGTGGCTCGATATTTGTGATAAAAATAATATAACTGCTGACGAAAGTAAGTTAGGACTAAGCCTATTTAGACAATGGTTTAGTGGAATGAATGCTCTTAAGGAGCAAGATGTAGAAACAACAACAGGTGGAGGCGGAAACGACTTCATTAAAGAAGCCTATGGTTTCTTTATCTCTGCTGAAGCAGCAAGAGATATGGGTAAGTGGCAAAATGACCGTGTAAAGGGTGAATATGATGCTGCTCCACAGGCTACCTATGAGGCAGGAAAGGTTGCAATTGCAACTCAAACGCAAAATGGGTTTGAAGTAAAAAGAATGGACGCAGAAGAAGGAGAAAAGACAGGTCTTCTAAATGAATTGCCGGAGAATAATTTTGGTGTTGATTTAGATACTTGGATTATCCCTCTACATGACCGCCATACTTGGGCTAATGGTGACAAGAACCCAAGTTATGGAAAGCCGTTGCCTCATGCACAATGGATGATGGCAGGAGTCTTTGTAGGAGAAGTTGACGGTGAAACCGGAACATACTTCTTTTCTTACAAGGGAGAGGCTTGTAAGGAGTTTACTCCTGAAACCTTTAAGTTAGTAACTGTTCCTTGTATCAAGGATAGAAACTATGGAAACCGAATTTATGGTTTCAAGCGCGGAACGCTAGAGGGTCTAAAGTATGAAGAGGATGAGACAAAACTACCTTCAATTACTGACCTACAGAATTATGTGATGGAACACGCATCAGATAATTATAGTGCGTTGTTGAATCTAAACAGATACCACACACAGATGCAATCTTCTGGAAAGAGAAGCCCAGAAAGATTTGTAATTACTGATGGGTCTGTATCTAGTATCAACATGACACCGAATTCATTTGGAACACGCCGAATGACTGTAACTGATATTAATGCTGACTTCGATTATGAAGGCGGTTCTTGGGCCGGAACAACTTGTTGGGTTCCTGAACATTTGAGCATTGATTTCGGTATCGGTTCTAGCGTGGTTGTTGTGGGTAGAACTTCACAACGCAAGAATGATGACGGTTCTTGGGGAGATGTATCGCTTAACGTTAGCGGTATTCTTTGCACCGAGAATCGTGGAGTGGCAGTTGAACCATTTGAGGCAGAAGAAGAAGACCTCGATTGGTTCTAGACTCCAAAAGGGGGGTTTTAGGCGATTAGTGTGGCCTGTTTTTTTCCCCTGTTTTTGTGCTAGTAGGAGCATCCTTTTGGAGAACCTACCAAGCGGGGTGAGAAGCCCCCAAAAGAGGAATTAAAATGTTTAAAATAGAAGATGGAGTTATTCATGGTATTAGTTATGCAGTTAAATTAGAGACTGTAGAATTTTTAACATGGAGAATGAATGAAGATACTTTTATGTATTGGCTTAAGTTTCATCTGCCTTCTGGTAAGGAAATTAGAATTCAAGTAGAAGAAGAAAACTTAAGAGACATAATAGATGAATGGGGCAATGGAAATATAAATCTAGATTTGGTGAATGAAAATGGATTGGACGAGTGAAAAGAAAGGTAGTGCAGTAACTGAAAAGAATTTAGAAACTGCTGATAAGATAAAGGATGAAATTGATAAAATCAATTTCGGTAAGGAACAAGAAGAATGGAATAAGCAATATGCTAAGGCTTTCTTGAAAAAGAGAAATCAAAAGAGCAGAATTTGCTGTGGTCTTTGGGGCGACCCAAAGAGAGGAAAGACAGGCGTAGCCCTAGATTTCCCTGATAGACCAATCTTTGTATTAGATTGGGATAGAGGCGTAGAATCTATTTGGCGCGAGCATCACGATGCAGATGAAAGAATAAAGATATATTGTCCTATTGTTAAAAACAAGGATAACATTATTGATATTAATAAGTCTGAAAAGAACTCGCTAATGTTTATTAACATGGCGAGAGATTTTATGCAAGAAAACCCAGAAGAAAAGCCTGTGTTTGTATTTGATGGTGTTGACACGTTTCACGATGCAGCACTATTGAAGGTGAACCCAAACCCATTAGTTGTGACCCAACTAATGCCGTGGCAATATGGTGAAAGAAATAAAACCTTTAACTTTATGTTAGAGTCTGTGTATTCCTTACCCTGTGATGTAATCTATATTACTCACAAAAAGGAACGTTATCTCAACAACGCAGTTGTTGGTTATGACCCAGTTTGGAAGGATTGGGGTGGCAAATTAGAGCAAGAGATTTCTTTCTCTTCTCAAGAATCTAAAGGCGAGATTAAGTATGTTGCTAAGTTATTAGCAAGCAGAACAAATGGGAATCTGGTTGGAACGGTTTGGACAGTTAGAGAAGGTAAGCCTCCTAATACGATTTGGCATGGAATACCAGAATTGCGAGAGGGAAACATATGATAGAATTATCCGTGAATTTAAATGAATTTAAAGACGCGGTTGAGGCAATTTGGCTAAAAGGCAAATATAAGTCCTCAACCGTTTCTAAGATTGATTCAATCAATAACTTAGGAGTGGCCTTTGTTAAACAAAATAACACTCTTACACTAGCAAACGCAAGCGAAACTATTGCTGCTACTGTAACAATAAGAGCATCTGCTGAAGATGTAAAGGAAGAACAAATGTTTATCTTTGATATTGAAAAGTTAAACAAATATATGAAGGTGTTTAAGTCTGAACACCTAACAATGAGAATTGGCGATTCTCGACTAACATTAAAAAACGAGACACAATCTGCACAAATGCAAATGTCAATAGAACATAATAATCTAAGTGCTATTTTGAAGGTGCAAGGGCTAAAGATACCTAATGAGGGTATGGCTCAATTCGGTAAAACAACATTAGATGCTAAACTTTGTATGCAAGGAAAAGAACTTGCAAAGGCAATCAAGCATTGTAACATTGTTGGAACTGCTACATTTAAATTAGATTATAACGGCGAAACCTGTGTGGTTTCTTCTGGTAATTTCCATGCGACTGAGCATTTTGAATATAATTTGCCTATGGTATCACATGAGGGTGAACCTGCTACTGTTGAGTTTTCAGCACCCATAGACAAGTTTTGTCAAGATGGTGTTATGTATCTCTTTATTAAAGATGATAAGCCTGTATTATTAATAGGCACAAACAGAAAACTAGTTGTAGCACCATATATTAGAGCGTGATGTAAATGATAATAACAACATTAAACAAGACCAATGAAGTAGCACTTCGTTGGAGAGAGGATGGAGAAAGAAAAGAAGAGAAGATTTCCTTTGTAGATTTCAAACCTTATTTTTATATTGAGGACACAGAAAGAGAAAAGGCATATATTCGCATTAGAGAAAGAGGGGTAAATATTCGCCTTGAATTATTTTATGAAAGAGGGGATTGGGTTTCTCTTGAAGGTAAGAGATTAAAAAAGGTAACTTGGACTCCCCCGCTACCTGCATATACTAGAATCATAAGAAAGGAATGGGAAAAAACCTATGAGGCAGATGTTCCTTTTCATTATAGATATGTAGTAGATAACTTGGAATCAATACCAGAATATGATTTAAAAAAGTGGTATTGGGATATGGAGTGGCAACAAGGTGGAGACTTCGATGGGATGATAACTGCTCTTGTAATTTATGATAACATAGATAAAAAGATGCATAACTTTCATTGGTTTCCCCCTACTGCCGTAGGGGATTATTCTGATACTCATTGGAGATTTGAGTCTGAAAAAGAAATGCTTGTTTCTTTTCTTACCTTCATTTCTCATAAAGACCCCGACATGATGATTTCATGGTTCGGGTCAAAATTCGATTTGCCAAAACTTATCGAAAGACTTCTAGCAAATGAGTTAGACCCAAGAAACATTTCTCCTTACAACGAAGTCAAGGGAGTGTATTTTGATAACCGAGAAGGACAACTAAAGTTATCAAAAGCAGTATCTCATTACACCCCAATAGAGCAACCCATTAGAGGAAGAATTGTATTGAACTTAGATGTTGCATTTGAAAGACAATGGAACGATTCACAAAGAGGGACACTACCTTCTATGACCTTAGATTATGTAGCAGAATTGGTCTTGGGTGAAAAGAAAATGGTAAGTGAAAAATTCCCAGATAAAAATGAGTTTTTCGCTAAGGCATGGTTAGAAGAATCACAAACTTATATGGACTATGCTAAGAAAGATGTTGAGTTGCTTGTAA